CGTAGGCGCTCACTTGGCTGGTACAATCGCCCCTCGCGTGCACACCCGGGTAACCCTATCGGAAAGGTAGACTGATAGAAATGCCGTCACCAGGCCTTGCGAGGTGCCGGCACCTGGTTATACTGACTCTATGACCTCGAAGCTGCCGAAAAAGACCCTCCGCGCCACCGCTGCCGAGCTCTCACAATGGGAAGCGCTAGCCGAGCTGGCTGGCCAATCCTGGAACCAATGGGCTCGCGAGGGGCTTAACTTGTACGCCGCTGTAGCCGCAGGTAAACACCCGGCTCTCAAGTTCGCAAAGGCGCCGACCCTATGACCAAACTTTCCCTTGTTAGCCTCTGCCTCTTCGCTCTGCTGGTCGCGACCGGATGCGCGGCACCTAATCGCCTCGCCTTGGACGCCGACGTAGACGTAAGCCCCTCGTTGACACCCGACGAGCTCGACGCCGTAATGGGCGGATTAGACGCCTGGAAGGCCGCTACGGGTGGAAAGGTGCGATTCAGTGTGCGGATAGGCGAGTGCGACGGGTGCAACTACGAGATCACGACCGGGGTTGCCTCGGACCAGGGCGCGGTGGCTTACACTGACACCGATGTCGGTTACGCGCGCACCGTACTGGACCTGCCGGCCGTCCGGGTGGACGCCAAGACATGCAAGGTTTCGTACGAGCTACGGCTTCAGGACGTGATGGCTCACGAGGCCGGGCATGCTCTGGGGCTAAGTGAGCACGAGGCTGGTACCTTGATGAGGCCTGGAGGGTTTGGTGGGGCTAAGGTCGACGCGCGTACGCTTGCCAGGTTCGAGGCGCTCTGATGCGCGTTGAATTCCCGAAGCTTGCCGCGCTTGCCGAGCAGACGGACCCGCTCATTGCTCGTCGCACCCTGCTGGAGTCGCTCGACCGGGTGATTGAGATGTGCGCGGGGGCCGAGCGCAAGAACAATCGGGGCGACATGTACGCGGATCCAGACCACAGCAACCTAATCAAGGCACTCGAGCTGGCTGGCCGAATCACGGGGACAATCGGCGTGGACCCGACCGTGCTGCTGACATTCAAGAACGACACAGAGAAACTGGTCAAGCGGGCGGCTAACGTGCTCCGTGAGCGCGAATCGAAGCCTTCGCTGCTGGCTAGCGGCTCCGAAGTGAAGCAAACGAAGGCTTAGGTTGACCCTATCGGTGTTTTCTGACACAGTTCGCTGCGTCCCTATGCACCTATCCAGGTATCTGATGCCGCATCGGTCCGTTAGCGCCGATCAGAGCTCATTCCGGGTAGGCGACACGATTATTGTAGCCGGCGCGCTCGATGGCGAGCGAGAGGCCGGTGTTGTGATGTGGCTGCAAGACTGCGGCACGCATGTTCGCATGTGCGTCCTGTTCGCAAAGCGTGGCAAGTTTGTATGGCGCCTGCCCGGTGGCGGCGAAGGCGAGGAGTTAGCTGATGAGCAGACGGCGCCGCCCGTTGAGCCGGTAGGTGAGCCGATGCCACCGGCCAAGGTGGTTAAAGGGAAGCGATGATTAAACCTCGACAAGATAACGTGCTGTTGCGCTTCATTGAGCGGCCCACCGAGACCGCGAGCGGGATCATCATCCCAAAGACTGTCAGCGAATCGCGAGTCGGCACGCGACAAGCTGAGGTGGTTGCCGTCGGCCCGGGCCATTACACCCCCCAAGGGAAGTTTATCCCGGTTGAGGTTACGCCGGGGGACCGTGTGCTCGTGGATAGCCTGTCCGGGCAGGACTACTCGATGGATCTTTACCGCCCGCGGCAGAACAAGGGATCCGAGTGGGGCGACGACCGGGCGACGTATCGCATGGTGCGGCAGGATGAGATCCTGTGCGTCATCGAGCGCGACGAGCGGCACGATACGATGCCCTCGCCGGCTATGCCGGATGGCACATTCATCGCTGATGGGCAGGCCATCGTGCCATGATGCGCGTTGCGGTTCTACCCGAAGGACAAGACCATGGCCAAAGCTGATAAGTCGAACGAAGAAGCGAAGAAGGACGAAGTGTCCACCCTGATTGACGTCGACGGCGCCAAACACGCCACCGACCTCGCTCCGCCGGTGCCGGGCTGGTACACGTACAAGCTCAAGACGCTGGACGTGTATGCCGCTGCCATCAATGGCAAGTATTGCCGGGTGCAGACCTTGGGGGGCGGACACATGGCGGTCGAGGTCGAAGGGCTTGACCCGTACATCTCGGAGGAGTCGTGTGACGTTTGCCTGCTGATTGCCGAGAAGTCCGCGTGGACCGGTCGGCTGGTTCGGCGCTACACGAAGGCTGACGGCACGGAAGAATACCGATGACGGCGGTTGTCTATCGCGCGAGCTCTCATGCTTACGGCGAAGCGTGCATTCCGCCTGAGCGCGACGAGCGAACCGGACAGGAGGGCAACGGCCTGGCGTCCTGGTATCCGGTCGAAGAGACCTTCCATGACCGCGGCGTTACCATTGTTTGGTGCGCGCAAATTGAAGTAGCGCCGAAGTGATCTCATTTGCTGAGCTCGAGCAGCTTGCCATCGATAACCCGATGGAAGCGGCGCGCTTGGCACAAGAGATACTCGCTGATGATGCAGTGGAAGCTGGCTCAAACCAGTACTTGCCTCATCAGCCAACGGCCAAGCAGCAGACCTTTTTGGATCTGGACTGCCTAGAAGCACTTTATGGTGGCGCAGCCGGCGGCGGAAAGACGGACGCACTTTTGCATGCGGCCTTGCAGTACGCGCACGTGCCAGGTTACGCCGCCATGCTCTTTCGCAGGACGTACACCGAGCTCGCGCTGCCTGACGCAATCATGGCTCGTTCGCACGAATGGTTCGCTGGTACACAAGCTCACTGGTCTGGACTGGACAAGCGATGGGCATTCCCGACCGATAGCGGAGCGCCGAGCACGCTCACCTTCGGCTATCTAGACGGACCGAACGATCATATGCGCTACCAAGGTATGGCGGCGCAGTTCTACGGCCTAGACGAGCTGACTCACTACCGCCAGAGGCAATACCAGTATCTTTTCAGCCGCTTGCGCCGGCTACAGGGGAGTGATGTTCCGCTTCGCATGCGTGGAGCTACAAATCCTGGCGGTTTCGGGCATGACTGGGTACGACAACGCTTTAACATTCCTGATAAGGTAGACTTCGGACGCGTATACAACAACGACGGTCGTGTTTTCGTGCCCGCTTCGTTGCGCGATAACCCGCACCTGGACGCCGAGGCTTACGAGGCGGCACTCCAACAGCTGGACGCTACCCAGCGCGCTCAATTACAGAGCGGGCAATGGATTCGCGACCAAGACGGCCTCGTCTACCGCGAGTTCGGTCGCCAGTGCGTGGTTTCGGCGCTTCCCGAGCTCGTTTATGGCGAGACCTGGAAGCGCCTCCTGGCCTGCGACTTTGGCGTGGTCGACCCAACCGCTTTCGTGGAGCTTTCCTTCAACCGCTATATCCCTGAAGTTTACGTCACTCGATCCGAGCAAGTCGCCGGGGAGAGTCCGGGTGAGGCTGCCGAGCGCGCTCAGCTGTGGGCGAAAGACTGCGGTGGCTACGAGCAAATCATCGGCGACGTTGGCGGACTCGGTAAAGCCTTCCAGCAAGAGTGGCAGATCCGCTTCAAGTTGCCGATGACGCCGGCTGATAAGACTTCGAAGCTCGGGTTCATCAAGCTGGTCAACGGCGACATGAGGCTTGGTAAGCTGAAGGTACTCGAGTCGGCAAACTTCGACTTGCTTGAATGCCTCGGGGCGCTGTCCTGGAGCAACGAGCACGCGGTGGCGGAGAATCCCGACCAGCCGAACCACCTTACGGATGCACTGCTCTACGGGTGGCGCGCGAGTCGGCACTTTGCGGCCAAGGAGGCCCCCACAGTTCCGAGCTACGGATCTGCTGAGTGGCTCAAGAAAGAAACTGACGCGGAGCGAGCCAATGCGTTCATGGTCAGCCGCAAGCGCGTTGACAAAGCTGCGCGCTCCCTAACCGAGCGTCAGCTCATTCGTAAGATTGCGAGCATGTGATGGCAATGGAAACGAACTACCAAGTATTGCCCCGCCGCTGGTGGGCCATCGAGGACCCCGAGGAGATGGGCGTCGAGGTTTATCGCATCGGAGCGGCGCTCTACGGCTCGCAAGAGGGTCGCCGCAACCGCTGGCTAACCGCCCTGCGTGCCTACGAGGGCCGCGAACTCGATTCGCTGTATGCCGATGCTTATTCGCGAGCCGAGCCACGCAATGACCTTACGTATAACCTGCACCGGCGAGGCGTTCACACTGCGCTCGCGCAGATTAGCGGTAGGCAGAAGCCAAAGGCGCAGTTCCAAACCAGCGGGGCCGATTGGAACACGCAGCGCCGAGCTCGCAAGCTGGACAAGATTTGCGAGAGCCAACTGCACCAGCGCCAGGGTCGCTATCAAGACGGCTGGGAGCTGATGGCGGCTGTGCTCAAGGACGCGGCAATCGGCGGCGATGGCGTGGTCAAGGTGTACGCCGATGGTGATAGCGTTGCCTACGAGCGGAAGCGCGCGCACGAGCTGTACGTCGATCCGCTCGAAGCTCGCAGCGGCGATCCGCGCAACTTGTTCGACGTGTACCCGATGGAGGTCGACAAGGCGATTGACGAGTTCTGCAACGTCGAAGGCGACGAGGCTGGCAACGAGGCTCGCCGTATCGCGCTGCAGGGTGCACAGAACGTATCGGACGATAGCCAGAAACTTGCCGCGCAGTCGCCCCGCATCACCAAGAGCGTGCGCATCGTCGAAGCCTGGCGCCTGCCGCTGAACGACACGAGCCCGGGCAAGCACGTGTTTGCGATGGCCGGCAAGCTGCTATGGGAAGAGGACTGGGATCGCAAGCGCTTCCCTTTCCTCAATATGCGCTGGAATGCTGACCAAGATGGCTATTGGAGCCAGGGTCTGGTCGAGGAGGGCGCATCACTCGTCGATGAGGTGAACCGCAACGCGGCGCGCTTGTCCGAGCGGTTCCGGCTTTGCGCCCAGAAGCGCACTTACTATACAGCCGGCTCGGTGGACGAAGAGGCGCTGCAAGCGAATGACGCCGAGGTGCTCATTGAGATTCAGCCCGGTTTCAACATGCCCCAAGAGGCTGTCGTTTCCCCCATTGCGCCGTCCGAGGTGCAGTGGCTGGAATTGAACTTCGGTAAGTACTTCGACTTACTCGGAATCTCGCAGCAAGCGGCAACGTCGCGCAAGGAGCCTGGCGTAAACGCTGCCGTTGCCATGCGCACGCTGAATGACCTGAATACGGTGAATCTGGCCCCTCAGGCTAAGATGTATGAGCAGGCGTTCGTAGACCTGGCGATGCTGACTATCGAGTGCATGCGCGAGGTGGCCGTCAGTAAACGCGGGTTCTCCGTGAAGTGGCGCGGCAAATTCTTCCTAGACGAAATCAAGTGGAAGGATGCGCGGCTTGACGAAGACATGTACGAGGTCAGTGTCGCACCGGCTTCGAGCCTGCCGAATGATCCGGCCGGGCGCCTCGAGATGGTCCAGGAACTATTCAGCGCCGGCATCATTACCCCGGTCACGTTTAAGAACCTTCTTGGCTGGCCTGACCTCGAAAGCGAGCTGAACAGCGAGGAAGCCGAGTACGAGTACACGGCCGAGTTGCTCGACCGCTTCGTGTTCGACCTCGAAGAGGACAACGATGAGGCTTTCGGAGGCTACGAGTCACCCGAGGGCTTCATTGTCGACAAGCAGCGCGCCATGCTTCAGGCCACAAGCAAGTACTTCGAAGCCAAGCGTCGCCGCGCGCCGCAGTGGAACATTGACCTCGTGAAGCGCTGGATTCAGGAGCTCGACGTACTCATCCAGCGCTCTCAGCAAGCCGCGACCGTCGCCCCGAACGGCATGGGCGCACCCGGCGGACCGGCTCAGATGGCTGGCCCGCCTCAACCCCCGATGTGATCTAGGAGTAACGAATGGCTGATTTAGAAGCTGCTGATGTGAGCGGAATGCCCGGCGGTGGCGCAACGAATGGCGATACCATTTGGGCTGCCGCTGAACGAGGCGCAGCCGCACTGGAGGCTCAACTCAAATCCGAGGGCAAGCCAGTCCCGGGCGAAGGAGCCGGCGCCGTATCGGTGACCGAACACCGTGAAGCCGAGCGCGATGAGCTCGAAGAGAAGACTCCGCAGGCCAAGCGCCAGTCGAAACCTGAGCCGGCGGCAGCCGACAAGAACATCCGCGAATTGGAGGCTTTAGCTGAAAAACATGGCTTCAAGGTCAACGGCAATCGCATCGAACCGGCCGAACGAGTGGCCTTCCGCGAGGAAAAGCGCAAAGCCCGTGAGCAACTACAGCGCGAGCAAGCAGCTTTTCAGGCCCGAATGCAGGAAGAGGGCTCCAAGACTCAGGGCAGCTCGGTAAAGTTCCAGGCTTTCGAGAAAGCGTTGGCAGACGGCGATGTCGACGGACTTGCGAAAACCGCAGGTTTCAAGGATTGGCGCGAGCTGGTCAACGACTACACGCGGCGCTCTGCTAGCCCTGAGTACAAGCGCATCAAAGAGCTTGAGGAGCAAACGCAACGTATTGCGGCCGAGCGCGAGCAGGAGAAGCAGCGAGCCGAATCAGAGCGGCAATCGTCCGCCAAGTCTCAGCAGATATCCACCTACAAGAGCGGCATGGCTGACACCATGAAGGAGGCCGGTGGTGAGCTCGAGAAGATGGCAGGTGACCCCGAGATTATCGATCTGCTGTACCAGGTGGCCAACGAGCACTACCGGGCGACTGGCGAGGAGCCGGACATCACCGAACTAGTCGAAACCCCGTCGCGCTGGCTAGGCGGCAAAACGCCTCTTGACCTTTTACGCCACAAGTGGGAAGCTCTAAGTGCAATTTTTGGCGACCGACCCGCTAAGGTCGAGACCCCGCAAGGGGATGCCCGCCGGAGTGGCTCATCTCCGCGAAGCAAGGAACCCAACCGGGTCCCTAAGACAGTTTCGCAGAGAAATGCCGCGGAGGCGTCAGGCCCGACAGACTTTAAGAGTGACAAAGAGTTCATGGCTCACTTCACGCAGCTATTGAATCAAAGCACTCACACGTCCGGCTGAAACGTCACGAGCGGCGGAGCAGTACTCCGATGCCCTCAACCCTGACTACATTCGATTTCGCACTCAAGACTCGATATACCGACCAAAAGGTCGAAAACCTGACGATGGCTGACCGGCCCCTTTTCGCGATGACTTCGCGGAACGAGGACCTGTCCGGTACTAACCTCGACATCCCGCTGATTCACGTGAATCCGCAGGGTGCTGCGGGTGACGCGCTTGCCACGGCGCAAACCAACGCAACTAACGTCGTTGGTAAGAAATTCCTCATCACGCCTGGCGACTACTTCGCCAAGGTGGACATCGGCGACAAGGTACTCGTCCTCTCCCGCGGCAATGCTGGCGCGTTCCTCGAGAACCAGCTGACAGAAACCGATGGTCTCTACGAGCAGGTCGCGGACAACTTCGCGATCTACCAGTGGGGCGCTGGCGGCGGTGGCCTCGGCGCTCGCGCATCTGCGGCGACCAACGTCATCACCCTGACGAACCCGCAGGACACGCTGAATTTCGAGGAAGGCATGACCGTTGTTGCTTCTGCCGGTGACGGCACGAGCGGCGCCGATGCGCTCCGCACGGGTTCGACCACGGTGGCCAGCGTTCAGCGCGACGCGGGTACAGTGACCCTCACGTCGGCGGCCGCGATCACTGCGTTCGCGGACGCTGACACCTTGTTCCGCCAGGGCGACTTCTGGGGCAATACGACCGTTTCGATCTTCAAGGGCGTGCAAGCGTTCGTGACTAGCTCGAGCGCGCCGGGTGCCTTGTACGGCATGACCCGCACGTCGGACCCGCAGCGCCTCGCAGGTTGCCGCGTGCCCGCTACGGATTACGCCGGCAAAAACATCGAGGAACGTATTCGCCTGCTTGGCGCGTACATGTCCGGTCGTTACAAGACGCCCGGCGGCCTGACTGGCTTCCTTCACCCGGAAGACTGGCAGAACCTCGAGACTGCGCTCTCTGCGCGCGGTCAACGCCCTCTCGCTGACGACTCGACCCGCTTCGGCTTCATGAAGCTGCAGGTGGTCATGGGCGGCAAGATTGTGGACATCTACCCGGATCGCTACTGCCCGAAGGGCACCTTCTTCGCTCTGCGCTTGCAGAACTGGAAGTTCTACTCCCCCGGCAAGCTGATTCAAACCGTCAACGGCGACGGCATGACCATGCTCCGCAAGGCGACGACCAACGACTACGAGTTCCGTCTCAAGTCGTACCCGATCCACGCGACCAACGCCCCTGGCTACAACGGCCGCATCCCGCTCCCGTGAGGAATGACTGATGGCTCGTACATTTGGCGACCTGATGCCGAGCAATGCTCGGGCCGTTCAGGACAATCTTTGCATCGCGTGCCTGGAGCTGAACATTGGGGCTACTGGCGCCGTTGGGTCCCAAATCTTTGGGCCTCCCGGCGTCACGTTTACCCGCACCGGCGCGGGTACCTACACGCTCGTATTCCCGGCTGCTCCCGGCGTGGGGCTCATTCCCTACGTCGCAATCTCGGCAGCTGGCACCGTGATCGACGGGACTATCACTGCCAAGAGCTCGACGGCTGGAACGGCTACCGTCGTGTTCCGGAATGCGGCAGGGGCGGCGACAGACCCGGCAAGCGGCGACGTGGTGGGCCTGGTTATGATTGCCAAAATCTCGGCCCCGGTAAATGCCTAAGCCGGGCTCACTTGCTTCAATCCTCGGCGCTCCCGACTCGGGTGCCGAGACTCCGGATGACGATGGGGATTCCATGGCTTCGGACTTCGAGTCCGCGGCCGTGGACGCATTCCCGGAGCTCGAAGGCAAGCCGGAGAGAATCGCGGCGCTGAAGCAGGCCATTCAGGCTTGCATGGGCGCTGACACCGACACCGGCTACTGAAAACTGAGGGCACAACGTGGCGGTACGAACTCGGACCCTGACTAACTTGCTATTGGATATCCGATGGCAGGCAGACCAGCTCGGCGCCACGTTGCGCACGACCGATCCTGACCTCACGCGCGCGCTGAACCAGTCGATTCAAGCCTTCCGCGAGTGGATTTCGGACAACGGCTTCCAGTACTACCTACGGCCGCAGTCCGGTGTGTGCCCAATCGGCGCGACATCACCCTACGCCTTCGGCCTGCTCGACATTTCGGGCATTACGCCCGCCGTCATT